GGGGTGCCGTTGACCGTGATGGCAAAAGCGTTGGTGCTGTTGTCAACGAAACGGTTTGACTGGCAGGTCAGCAGCGAGACAGTGCCAGCCGATACGGTTGTAGTCAGTGGCGTAGTGCTTGGCGTGAACGCGCTTGTGTAAAGTGCGCCGCCTTTTGTAATACGGGCATTTGATACATAACCAATGAGAGTGCTGGTTCCGTTAGAGTCGCCTGCAATCTCGCAAACAGATTCAGTAAGATTAGTCGTGAAAGAAGCACTGGCACGCTCAACGCCATTTATGTATAGCTTTAGAACACCAGACGAGCGAACAGCGGCTATGTGATACCACTGGTTTGCACTAATAGTTACGTTGCTAGTAATAACTTGTGTCGTAGTGTATACGCCGACGTAGTGACTGCTGTCTTTATACAGATAGACACCATTGAAATTACCGTTTGTACGGGCGAAGTAAGTTTGCTGCCCGGTAATGTCTGTGTGATACGCCCAGCATTCATAGGTAAAATCGCCCGTTCCCATTGTGAACGCAGCGTTACTAGCAAAAGCTAGATAGCTTGAGCCGCCAAAGTAGTTCGACCACCCCGTCTGCGAGAACGGCGAGAACGTACCCTGCGTCGTGTTGCCGTTGCGTGTGATAGTGAAGTTGTTGGTGGACGAATCTAAGAACGTGTTGTTCTGCGCTCCGTTCGTGCCGTTGCCGGGCAACAGTAGAGTTACTCGATTGAAATAGGCATCGACAGCAGCAGCAATAGCAGACCGAGTGAATCCGTAAGCTCTAGCCGATGCTGCACCAATAGTCGATAGCAAACCCATCTATTACCTCACTTAAACTGAGTTTGAGCCGCAAATACAGTAAACGCAGCGCTTCCTGTCTTAACGATAGTGTATGTATATGCATCAATAGCACTAGCATTACCAGCAGACCATGCAGTACCGCCTTGATATTTAGGCGTAACACTTGATCCGTCTACCTGAACAGCACTGTTGTAATAAGCTGTAGAACCTTGAGTTACTAAAAAAGTAACAGTAATAGACTCACCAGTAGCCATCAAAGTATTCAAGCTTGTGCCGCTAGAACCACGAAAATTAACCGTCCAGTTAGCAGACGCATTACTTGTGTAATACAGAACAGACTGAGTAGTAACATCGTAGTTAATCGTTCCTGTAGCAGCCGTAGCAGATACCGTAATAGGCTCAATAGCATCGGTAATCTTCATTGCAGCAGCAGACGAAGAACCTGTGAACGACTGAGTAGCGGTAAATGTTGAAGCAGTACCGGGAGCCACATAATCAGTGCCAGCAGTAGCATTAGCCAATGCGCCACCGCTATTAGCCTTCAGAATCGCAGTACCAGAAGGAGGCGCTAGATAATCTGTTCCAGCCGCTGCATTCGCAAGCGCACCGCCAGAGTTAGCCTTTAGGATTGCAGTGCCGCTAGGAGGAGCAAGATAGTCAGTTCCTGCTGTAGCTGCTGAAGCCACACCAGAAGTCGCCTTTACCAAACCTGTGATAGTTGCTCTTTTAAGAACTTTACCTGTAGTGCTACTCCAGAGTGCTATCTCAGAGTCAACGCTAGACGTAATGCCTTCAATCTTGTCGGTATTAAGATTGGTGAAGTTACCGTCAACCTCAGCAAAGCTAAGGGCTGAGCCTTTACCAGAACGGGTAGTAATCGTTGTCATCTCTTACCCCTTATGCCAAAGTAACGCTTAGATTCCCACTGGTGATCTTAAAAATATCGCCATTGTTAATCGTTTTAGACGAATCCAGAGCAGTGTGATACAGCAGATTACCGCTAGTTACCGCATCACGAATGCCTACATAAGCAATCGTTCCCCAATCAGCCGTTGCTTGAGGGAATTCAATCGCAGCACTGTTTGTAGACGCACCGTTAGACGGAGAACCGAAAGTAATCGCCTGACGAGCATATGAACCACCTGAAACCTCAGTGCCAGTATCAGCATCAGTAGGGTCTGTGGTATAGAGCGCCAGATAAGTCGTTGTAGGACTCGTATAGCTCGTATTACGCAGAGTAGCGTTAATCAGAGCGTTCTCAAGATAGTTGGACATTTCTGCCATGATTTCACCTCGTATAAGACATAGACATAGGCTGACCGCCATACTCACTAGATTGGTCAGAAGTATTTATTGCTAAGATAGCACGATCATACAAAGCTGCCCATGTCTGGAGCCTTGCATCATTCATAAGATATGGTTCTGCTTCACCCAATGCAGCGTAAAGTAGTGCATCAGGGTAATTAGCTAGGAATGCGTTATTGATATTCGTATCCGTTAGATACTGAGGCTTAGCGTAATACAGCATCTGTACGCTATATGCAGTGTCAGGAATGGGAGCAAACTGGATTTCATTAGCCAGAATCGTATAATCCACTGGCTTACCTGAGTCAGTAGTACGCGATCCAGCATAAAAAGCATTAGGTGAGAAATACGTTAGAGCCTGAATCGGCGTAGTCCTTAGATGGATGTCACGCATCTCTAGGAAGTCCGTAGGAAGGCCTACAGTCGAATCTGCTGCTGTGGTATTAGCACGAGCCACAACGAGCATCTTGCGCGTTCTAAGGTCTCTAGCAAGCCTTTCCTCGCCCAAACGGATAAAGTCCGGTATCTGGTTTGTCAGATCACTACGAGCTAGATAATTAGCTACCGTAGTTTTAAACGAACTGTAATCCGTTATCGCCATGACTATTTCCTGTTGTTATGATCCTCGATGGCGTTAGGTTCTACATCGTCCCATCGATACTCATGAATACCGATATGCCCTATATACTTAGATAATCCATGATCGACGTATGTATGGAATCCGTGATCTAGTGCCTTTAAACAAAAATGCACATCCTCACCAATAATCCCACGACTTCCCCAACCTACATCAAACCAAGGATTCGGCATACCCTCAAAAACCTCTTTACTAATCATTGCAGCGCCGAAACCTACTGCCGTTACCTGCTCAACGTAATCCTTGTCCCTAGAGTCAATCTTCAGCCACTTATGAGCCGTAATCTTCCCATCGTCATCCTTAGTAAGCTCTAAATTCAGAGCCGTACTTAAGGTAGGTTTACGCCTAGTAACAGCATTTACACCTACTATCGGAACCTCACGACTTAGCAATATGCTAATTATGTCAGGAGGAAATCGCATATCCGAATCTATAAACAAAATATGCGTACAACCTTCCGCTAGTGCTGCCTTCACAAGACCTTCACGCTGGTCAAATATTAGCGTTCCAGCCATTGTGTATAACTTTAAACCGTTGTTCTCATCCTTGCAACGATGTTTAACGTCATGTCCAACCATCCGAGCAAAGTCAAATGCGAACCCTGTATGAACCTCATCTCTACATGGAACACAAACACCAACAACAGCTTCCTTCACCGCTTTTTTATATTTTTTATTTGACATTAGAGAGTTCCTCGATAAGTTTTCCAGATTTGCCCTTCTGGGCTATTCATCCATTTATTGAATTCCACATCATCAAGAATCGCAAAACCTCTCATGATGCCTTTCTTGTTCATATCGTCAATGACCGTATAAGGAATCATCCCGACATGATGGAACTCTTTTAAATGGCCTGTTCTGGCCTTATCCTGATCTCTAATTTCCTCTACTTCTTTCAGGATGTCTGTTACATCCTGTTGCGTTTCAATAATAATCCCGCCATCACCATCAGCATGAACTACAGAAGTACGAAAGTTCACAAGGAGTCCTTTCAAAAAACCCCTAGAGCCGAAGCCCTAGGGGAAACACGCACTCGCGTGAAGGATTACAGAGCCATATTCAGGTCAGCAACGATGCCGTGAGCAGCCTCGTTCTTAACCTCAAGTGTGCACTCAACCAGAACTTGAGTTTTGTCAGCATCACCAGCCTTTGCCAGTTCGTTAGTCATGAACGGACGCAGATAAGCAATTGCTGCATACTCAGGATCAAGGATCAGAGCATCACGGGTACGCATAAATCTATTCGGAACTACCGCCATATTTCCGAAGTCACTGACGTAGATGTCAGCAGCTCCGATAATGGTTGCAGGACGATTGCCGTTGACATTGAAACGAGTCTGACCAATACCAGCAAACGAAGAAACCTTCTGCTTACCAGCAGCGCCAACCATCAGAACTTTAGGCGAACCACCAGAAGTAAACACCTCTGCCACGACTTCTTTCAGCAAAGTCTCAGTAAAGGTACGGGTATTGCCATCAGTACGGGTCGAAACACCGATAGTCGTAGGATCAGCACCGTTAGTCTGAGCAGACGAGTTGGTCTTAATCCACGACAGCAACGAACCCATCTTACGAGCAGTGGAGCCGTTACCGGCATCACGACCCTGATTCGACAGCAGAATGGTTTCCAGATCGCGCTTGAGTTCCTGAGAAGCTTTAGCAAGCTGATAAGCCTTCTCAGACTTACGACCAGCTTTGTTCACAGTGTCCAGAGTGCCAGAAACCTTGATGGTCTTTTGCAGAATCTGGGTGTAGTTACCAAGACGAGTCGTAGGAGACAGAGTTGCGTCAGAAGCGTCAGCACCTTCAACAGCAGCGTTAGCCGTAGTTGCAGCAGCCAGCGAGTCAGTCTGCCACTCGTGATAGACGTTCGTAGCTTTAGTCTTGCCAATCGAGGACATGAAAGGTGTCTCGGTAGGCGAAATGTCATAGATAACATCGGTCAAATCCTCACGGATACCGATAGCGGAATGTGCGGTATAAGTTGCCATGATTTAACTCCTAAATAAATTTCTCAAAGACGCTTGCGGCATCAGAAACCCTTCCAGAGTTTTTGACCCGCGACTTAAGTTTCTTCATTTCCTCCGCTGAACTATCTCTAGGCTGCGATACGCCGGGCTTAATCACTTTAGGAGCCTGAGCAACCTTTTTAGTTATCTCTGGCTTACTAGCAACTAGCTTGTCGTACTGCATTGCCTTGTAAAGCGTTAGAACCGCACGAGAGTCATAGACACTCGCTAACTCTTGATCCGAAAACCCTAGACTCTTTCCAAACTCACGGATGTTCTTCCGCAAAGTCTCACCTTTAGCCGGGTCTGCAAACTCTGGAACAGCAGCCACTAACTTCTGGCTTTCCTCAGCGACATAACGCTGAAGATTCTGTTGCCGTTCATGCTCTTGTTGCTGTGCGATTCTCTCGCGTTCAGCCCTAACAGCATTGAGTTGCTTATCCCTCTCGACCATCTCAGCTACCTTTACAGAGTAGCCAATAGGATCAGTTTCCTTCAGGTAAGCTAGGTTTTCCGTCTCATCTTGAGGTTTGAGCATTTGCTCCATCATCTCAAGACGTTGCGCGTATTGATCGCGCAGAGCCTTAGCTTCTTGAACCGCTTGGCGCTCGGCCTCAACCGCCTTACGTTCCTCAGCTACAGCTTGCGATTTCTTGGTGTAATCAGTGCCAAGTTGATAAGACTTGATAAGCTCATCTAGGGTTACCTCCCGTTCTTCGCCAGCGGCTTTGACACGGAATCTTTGAGGTTCCTCGGCTTCTTCAACGACATCATCTTGTTCTACCTCTGATTCATCATCAGATTCGGCCTCGCTCTCGTTGGCTTCTGCTTGGAGTTCAGGTTGTCCGTCGGAGCCTTCTTCTCCACCCATTAAGCCCAAGAAAGCGTTAGCTGCACCTTCTACCGTCAACTCACCACTACCATCAGGTGTCGTGTTCTGAGTATCGCTCATCAATGTTTCCTTAATTATATCGGGAACCGCCCGACTCGGTTACAAAATCTTTAATCTCCCATCCTTTATTTTCTTGTCTGCGACCATCCCTTGAAGATGATCCTCCAGACTTTCAATAACCCTTAACCGGGTATATGCCTGTTCTCTTGAGTCAATGTCGTTAGTCTCACTCATTGCGAATCTGTTAATTTCCTGATTCTTCAAGTCTTGCATCATTTCCTTAAAGTAATCATCTCTGAGAAGGTTCTCAGCCCATTGAGATTTGTTCATCGTCCTAAAAGTCCTGTAGGAATACGCAATTCAGTCGGTGACGCAAATGGACTCATGCCCATAGACTGACGATAATCAGCCCACATCTGCGCTTTACGGTATATCTCATCAGTTGGATCATTACCTTGCAGCAAGTAATTAATCTCATCCTGAGTTAATGTAGGAACCAATGACGGAAAACTACGGCCTTGTTCATCCGTAACCGATATTTCAGTTGACTCGCCATCACTAGCTGGCAATAGCCCAAAATATCCTTTCCCCTTCATACTTAATGGCTCACTAGGGCTTTCAGCATACCTAGCGCCAAAGTTAAGCAACCCTAGTAATCCATTCATTGCATACCTTATTTTGATTTATTAGAACTGTTTAATTTTTTTAACATTTCTAAATGATCTGAACCAACAAAAAACACTCCTTTGGGCTGATTTAATAGCCAACGCTGCCTTGATTCGTTAGCTTTATCTGCCATTTTACGAGCTTGAGTGTCACCTGATTCCCACATTAATTTTTCGCCACGTTTTAAAAAAGACTCAACATTTTTTTCAGTTGCTATCTTTTGACTATCATTCAAAAACTCTTTCCCCATTGCGCCTAAGAAACTATTTAGTTCTTTAGGGCTGTAACGACGATCTTTAAAATAGCCTATTTGTTGTTGATTTTTTAACAATGAGTCAAAAATAGTATTGTTAGAAACAAGTGCATCTTTTTGTTTGTTTACATCAGTATTTGTAAATATTGTGTACAAATATTCAGATGGATAACCTTTAACTGACTTAGAAGCTAAATCATCCCATGACCCTTTATATTTAATTCCGGGAATTTTATCTCCTCCAGAACCTTCATAAAAAGCCCCAACTTTATTAGCAAGTGTTTTAATATCTGATGGCAAGTTAATATCTTTTCCGTGTTCTTGCCCAACAAATACTAAACCCGGTTTTGGAGAATAAACGAATTCATTTTCTGGAATTGCATTTGGCGTATTAAACAAAAGACCGGCATTTGGGTTAGCGGGTTGTTTATTTGTTGAGTTTAATATACTGTCTAAAAGACCAACCATCATGCGCCCCTTGTTAATGCGCCAAGTTCTCTAAGCGCCTTCAGAGTCAGTTCAGCTTGCTTGTTCTTGGTATCCTCATCAGCCAAGTCCATAGCCAATACAGCCTGAAGTTGTTTAACCGCTAGTTCTGCCTCTTTAATCCGAAGCTCAGCAGAATCCTTCTGGTTCTTCATCTGCATCTCTATGCCCTTACGGGTATATTCCGCTTCGAGGGTTTGTCTCTCCAGATCAAGTTTCGCCGCGTCAATCTGGGCTTTTGCCTGAGTCTTTTCCCGTTCAACTTGTGCCAACATCTGTGCGACCTCTGCTTGTGCATCGGGAGCAGGAGGCTGAGGCTGAGAAAGTTGTGCATTAACCTCTGGCGTAATCTCATTCATGAACTCCGAGGCATCCTTGAATCCAGCAGCCTCAATGAACTTAGCCAATGTGTTACGGTATTGCATCACGCTAACCAATGGATTAGCCGCACCGTATTGCTGGATAATCTGCTCTTGCTTAGACAGAATCATCTGAAGCATCGTCAGCTTCTGTTCACGATCCCCAGAACCCAGACCAACATTGACCGAAATATCGTACTCATTAGCCCATGTACGAGGGTCATATTGGACGTACTGACCACGCATACGGATTAGCTTAGGCTTGTCCTGATACTTGCCTAGAAGCCTCAGAATGCCCTTAAACAAGCTCTTAACGCCTGTCTCTGCGAACACACGAGCAATCAACTCCAGCTTGCCAGAGTTAGACTTCATCATCGCAGCTACAGCAGCAGCCGTAACGTTAGACAACACATCTGGGTCAAGACCTTGTTGCGCGTCATTCACACCAGTACGCTTGGCTTGAACCTGATCTAAATACTCCATCATTGGGAGCGCCTGACCGAACGTGCTCTGTACCGTTAGCGGAACCAAAGCATTCGGAGACTTCAGACGGATAATCCCACCCGGCGTAGCGTTCAACAGGTCATCCAGATTCACCTGACCATCTACAGCACCTACACGAGCGTTATTCGTCAGATACATATTGTCTAGAGACTGACGAGTAATCGTCGATTTCTCTAGCTGAATATCCACCACACGATCAGCCAATGACTGACCAAAGAACTTATGAGGGATAGGAATGGGGCAAATACTGTGGAACGGAATATAGTCGCATTCTTCATCGTCAAGGATTTCTGAGCCGCAATAAACAATCTTTCTCAGTTCTGCAATGCCATCCTCATCCTCATCGATACGGATATAGCACTCGTATACCTCAACCGTCTGCATTGACTGATCCAGACTGATATTCTGGTCAGGCTGCTCGCCATTCTGGAATCGAGCTACTCGTTCCTCAGAGAACTCCAGATCATTGTAGGTTGGCAGACTATCAACCATCTCCTTGTCATAGCCTAACGCTATCAAGTCACTACGCGGCATCAGACGACGATGAGCTACGAATTGAGCAGTCTCAATGTCTTTAGCAGCCTTAGAGATTAGGAATTCTTCAGGCGGGACGTTCTCGATCTTGACGCAGCCGTATTCTTTCTTACGCTGGACATAGACCTCGTACTTAGGAATCTGCATGACATTCCCAAGCATATCGGTTACTTCTTCGTACTCTACTTCCTGCTTGATAACCTCTAGGGATTGATCTGCCAGCAATAGAGCAAGCTCATCTTCAGACAGGTTCTCGTATTCTTCTTTAATAACGTCTACACGCTCATCCCAATAAGACTTAACGATACCTACCTTCTGAAGCAGCGCATCTTTGAACCAGTTATGAAGTATCAGGAGTCCGTCATTCTCACGGTAGAACACCCAATTGCAATAGTCTGTAGCCTGTTTAGCAGATTCCTCATCGCCGGGACTCTTAGGCTCAAAGTAGACAATATCCTCTGTAGTCGTAAAGACTCGGATAAGTTGAGGAAGCGCACCATCGATAGCCTCTGCAACCTCGCCAGTGACAATCTGGCTACGCCCCTCGACCTCGTTGCCGTAGGGTTGCCTCAGGTAATACTCTAAAGCTCGTTTACGATCCTCAACAGTCTCAGAATCAATGTAACCAAGCGAGTTATCTATTTCATTTTCAAGGATTCCCTTGATTGTGCCTGAATCGAGCATAACAGCCCCTATGGGAAATTTTGCTCATTATACAACCCATCTTACATTATTTGGCAACGGTTTTGACCACGAACCATCCGATTCGTCAAGACCTACTGCTAAATATCTCATTGCATCAGAGAAATGTGATGACCAGTCATGCAAAGGCTTGTCATAGAACACGCTACGCTTCTCGTCATATTCCTTGCGATAGTTCCTCAAAGCATTTAATCCCTGCTTTGTATCAGGATGGAACCAGCATCTAGGAAGCAGCCTTCTGGTAGCCTGAATTCCGTCTGCAATCGATAGCCTCGGAGCTACAGTCACGTTCAGCCCCGCTTCCTGCAAGACTTCCTTACGGCTCTTACCTGTGCCTAGTTCTCTTACCTCAACATCATGAGGAAGAATATGGTCAAAGCTTTGGTAATTGTTCTCGCGCAACCATGATACATACCAATCTAATCCTACTCCGTGATTTTCCACGCAGTCCAGTAAACGTACCTCTTTTCCAGCCACTTGAGCAACCCAGATAGCCGTTGAATCGCCCATCCCAATATCCCAAGCAGTAAAAGAACGACAGAGATCGTCACGAGGAAACTCGGCAATACGACCATTAGCCTCAAGATCATTGATAATTGAGCCATAGTAACTACCCTCAATAGGAGAATTGAAATTGCACTCGAACTCTTGCTGATACTTGCTTTCACCCATCTCCTTGAGTGCAGCCTTAAGTTCTTGCTCTGGGATAATCTTAGTCTGACTAGCCTTGAACTCTAGAAATGACCAATCTGCCTCAGTCTTGGCTCTTTCTGCTAGATCGTGGAAATGGTTATTACCTTTAGGAGTGCCAATGAACAAAGCCCACCCAAGACGATCTGCCAGCGCTGGACGGATAATCTCGTTCCAAATCTTAGGGTTCTGATCCCCAACCTCGTCGATAACCACTCCATCGAAATACTGACCGCGCAAACTATCAGGATTGTCAGACCCATAAAGACTAATCCTACGCCCCCAAAAATCAGCCCTAAGCTCAGATACGTTATAACTAGCTCCTAGTGGTCTTGTGTACTCTTGGAGATAATCCCATGCAACCCGCTTAGCCTGTCCGTATGTTGGAGCAATATAGGCATAACGTGGGTCTTTCTTTTCGTTGAGTACCGCTGCCTTGATGAGGTGGTTGATAGCACTTACAGTCTTTCCCATCCTTCGATGAGCAACGACCACTGTAAATCTGCTGGCATCTATAGCATTGTGAATGGCAGTCTGCTGCTCTCTGGGAGCGTATGGAATTACTATCTCTGTCATTACAATAAGGCAACTTGCTCATGTTTAGGTTGCTCAATAAACATATCCACCTGCTTTGAGGCTTGTTCTATACGCTTACAAGCTATCTCAAAGTAACTTAGCTCACGCTCTATTCCTATGAACTTACGCCCCATTTGGATAGCTGCCACGCCTGTAGTTCCGGAACCCATGAAAGGATCAAGGATCGTATGCGGCTGGTTTTTGCATATTTCAATGCACCAGCGCATTAACTCAACTGGCTTCTGCGTTGGATGTTCATCTCCCTTGTTTTTCTTATAATGGCTGAACTGGCGAAGTGCTCGCTTCTGACTTGTCCATGCCAACTCGCCATCCGCAAAGTCACCACCCATGCGTTTTTCCCAGTAAAGCCACCCCATTGTGGCCGGAAGATAATCCGCAAAGTAGTTGCCACCCCAATAAATGCGGACATCTCCTGCTCGCTCCATAAGATCAAACACATAACGGGATGGCCGCTCGTTATCCCAACCCATCTTTTTCCCGTTTGTGCGCTTGCTGCCCCTAGTGCGTTGAGCGCCTCCGTCTTGACCAATTCCGTAAGGTGGGTCAGTAATAACAGCATCTACCCTATTTAGCGTAGGAAGTATCTCCATGCAATCACCAAGGTATAGGGTTGCATCCCCTATCGTGACTATTTCTGCCATGTGACTATGTGCTGCTGAGGCTCACCGTCCTTACCCGTTACTTCAGTCCTAGCCAGCTTAGGGATATGGTATTCACTGAGCTTATTCATCAGGTCTAGGGCTTTGTAAGGATCTTCCTGAGCTACCTCATTTAGCCACTTGTCCATGTTAGGAGCATTGCGCTCCAATAGATTAGCTATAGCCTCTCTGACGATAGCTGTGGACTTATTAGGCACTCCCTTAGGTCTACCCGGCCCTGCTAGTCCTTCGCCGATTTTTGGAGTTTTTTTATCAGTATTTGTTTCCATTTTTGCATTACCTCTTAGGTGTCATGCGTAAAATATTTCGTACATATCTGGCCTGTTAGCCCTTAACCACGCCTTCGGTTCCTCTAAACACTTCTCGTAGTCCATTCCTACCGTCTGACTACCCGCATGATGTACATACGCTGTACTTACAAAGTGCTTAAATCCTGCCTTACTCATGTCCATACAGATTATATTATCTGAAAACCAATTAATGCTAGGAAATTTAGCTACCTTCCATGCTTCCTTTGTTACTACAGCGCAAATAGGTGCAATTACGTCTACTTCCTTAATATTTCCTTCGCTCAAGTACTTTAATCCTTGAACTCCATCTCCCTGCACTGGGAATCGTATGTTCTGGTCTCTAAGCACATAATCCGATCTGGCTCCCAACCATCCTAATTTGTATTCTCTATCAATTGTTAGAAACTCATAGTCTTTTTTTAACTTTTGGTAGGTATCAGGAGTAAATACCACATCATCATTGCATACAATCAATGAATCATGTCTGGTAAACGCATAATCGATAATCTCGTTATATGCATCCCCGAAATTGGTAGCAGTATTTGGTCTGAAGATGATATTTCCGTAGTCTCTAGTTCTTGCCCACAATCCCAGATTATTACCGCTAAGGAATATTGGTATATCTGGGGCGTATTGTTTGAGTGACTCCAAAAGAACATAGATAGACGGGCTATTAACTGTAGCTATTACGATTGCTTGCATAAACCCCAGAAATATAAGTCAGCAGGATCACGATTAGCAGAAAAGCCGTATTGCTCAAATTCACTAAAGTCGAACTTTTCCCTAAAGTCTGCTTCTGTTAAGTTACGATAATAATCATCACAAAAAGGAGCATCACTAGGGCTAGTCCGTCTAGTACCATGCTCCGGCCTTCCTGTAGTTGCACAAGTAAAAAATACTAGACCACTACACATCCTAATCATATTCCTAAATGTTGCTTCCCATTCAGGATTATGCTCAAAGCACTCACAAGACGCTACAACCTGAAAGTGACCATTAGGAAAATCTAATTCCTCTCCCCTAGCCACTAAATCAACGCCTTTTCCTTCTCCCAAATCAACACCAGTGTAATCACAGCCTACAAAGAATTGTCTTATCGAGCCGTTAATGTCCAAACTTCCTACTTCCAATACTTTCTGACCTGCAAAAAATATAGGAAACTGTGATTTCAGACTGCTAACGAAATTTAACTGGCTCTGGTGACTCACCACTTCACCTTATCAGCCCAATACGCAGCAGACATCTTTCCCTTAGCGATATTTGACGCATGGCGGGCTTTAAACGAGGCTCTACGGGCTTTATCAGCAGCAGACTCACCTTCTCTAGCAGGAGAGCCAGAAACGCCTTGCTGACCGAATCTGATGAGTTTTACCTGATCGCCAGACTTAGCCAATACCGCATGGCTTTTAGTCGGATGGCTCGGAGTTTTCTTCGGCTTGTTATAGCCAGCAAACTCCTCTTTACCACGCTTAATCATCCATACCTCCATACTCGTCCTCAGCTTCCATCTTAGCCATAGAAACCATAGACTTCTGACGGTTGCTCATCTTTTCAGTTATTGGCCCACCTACGAGCCAAGCAGAACAAGTCCTGTCAGCAGCACACTTGAACTCGAATAACTCGCAATACCCTAGATCAGCACTATCCACGACTTCAGGAACATATGTCTCAGCATCCGATTCCTCTCCCTGAATACCTTTGACAATACATTCCATCATCTCAGGTGTCTGGATAAATGCAGAACAATTGCCGCAACGCATCGTCTGAGCATTCTCTGGTGTCGTGTTCCACTCTGAAGCCTTCTTTTTCCAAAAATCACCCGGCTCGTCAGGATTCGCAGCACCATAACCTACATTCTTAAATGCCCAATCTCGTTTCTTTAGATTGTAAAGAATGTCATACGTTGCTCTAGGACAATTGTTCATTTTTTCCTCGCTGCTCTTAAGTTATCCACAAGATTCGGATACGGCCTACCTGCTGCCTTAGCCATCTTCTTAGCGGAAGTCTTTTGCGCTGGAGTTAGTTTCTGGGGCTTTCCTGCGTCTTTTGGCCTAGCTTTATCCCAGATAGGCTTTTTCATTTCTTGCCCTTAGCAGCCTTACGGCCTTCACTCAATGCAATAGCAATCCCTTGTTTTGGATTAGTAACGATCTTGCCGCCTTTGCCTGAATGCAATGTGCCAGCCTTGAACTCTGACATTACCTTACCTACCTTCTTTTGCATTTTAGTTGGCTTTTTCATACGACCTCCAAATGACCATTGTCAAAAAGTAATCCTATCGTCTTTCTATGCGCTTCTTCCCACATTTCCAGACGTTCAGCCTTACTCAGATTCTTGCCTTGATCTAGTTCCATATGACACAAAAAACAAAGGCTAGCAATACGATAATCACTAGCCTTTATACCCTTTCCTTTCCCATCTCGCAACTGGTTCGAGTGTGCCGCTACTACCGTTCCGTCCTGCTTTCCGCAGTGCTGGCAAGGGAACTCTCTCACTATCTCTAATAGCTTTTTGTTTCTGTAAATCAATCTGACGTTTTCTCCACAAGCTCATTTATCCTCTGGCTCGAATAGCCTCAGCGCATTCGTATTTACTGTAAGATGCCAAATCATCACACAACTTCGCGCATTCTTCTCTTTCTTTCTTCACCGCAGCATCAATAGCCTCCTTAGATGCCTCAATAATCGCAATATTGTGTTTTATTAATATCTGCTCAATAAGCCACAATACATTCTCACCCAAATATGCCGCGGCTTCTCTTTTTTCATCTTCAGTCATAGTTACACTCGCATAAGAAACTATAGCAATCAGGACAATATCCAATTTCAGAGAGCTTCATCCTTACATCCCATCTAGCTTTTCCGAATCTTTTACAAGTCTCTAAGTCATTGCTATCAGGCAAGTCAGTATCAAGAAACCTAGCTATGCACTCAAATAACTCGTCATGCTGAGTCCATACCGTATCTAAACTCTTTGTCTGGCTTTGAATCGTGGCTTCCATCCGATCAATAGTGGCTTGTTGTTCCGCAATAACTCGCTCAAGACTCATTATTTTTCCTTTAATTTTTCTTTATGAGAATTTATTTGTGTCGCGCCTTTGCTGCCAGCAGGCCAGATATATTGGTTTTGATTGATGGTCATATCGTACCCAAACCGCATGGCGTTAATTAGCTGCGGAGTCATAGCCGTAAATTGCTTTGGATTCGGCTCGTCTGGGCATATTGTAATTGTGTAAGGTAATTTAGCCATTCTTTTTCTCCGGTTGATAATCACGGAATGACTCACCCTCATTGCACTTAGGACATACCGTTACCGTACCGTCAGAGCACCAAGGATCATTAGCCGTAGGGATTTCGTCCCAATCATCAACAAAGCCGCAATATTCACATTCAGCAAGATTTGAGTCGTCTATTTCCATGATTATTCTCCTAGTTAGTGTTACGGTCTATTGCTCGATTAGAGGCTTCCTGTGACCTCCAGACATCAATCCTAGCTTGTGCTGCTACCAACATCCATCTTAATTCTTCAGCCCTCTCTACAGCCTCCCTAAGCCCTTCCAATAGCTCTATGTACTCTGGGTGACTATACGCCTTGTTTTCCCTGTCAGTTACGGTATTTCCTATAGCTGACGCAAACAACATAGCTTTCTTTGATTTTCTATATTGTTCTAAATATGCAACATTAGCCTTAGCCTCTGCGTAAGCCTTGGCATTCTTAATCATGTATTCGATTGCTTGACTTGGATCTATTTGTTTCATATTTGCAATCATATTCCTTTAGACAATAAGAGAGGCCAAGAAGGTGATATTCCCATCTTTCAGCCATCCTTTAGGACTGCTGCACCCAGAAGGTCTACATTCAATTTCCAGAGCGCCCGTATCGTGGACTAACCGTACCATCACCTATTTGCTCTGTTCCTGAGATACCTGTAGCAAGTTCTCGCGCTGGCCTCTTAAAGCGCACTCGGTTCTCTTGGCAGCAACCCCGAACATGGGTTCATTTCTAACGCGACCAGTACGGTCTAAACGCAAAAAAGCCCCTAAAGTCTTGGCTTTCCACGCGTGTCGGGCACGTTCTCCATTTAAGGAAGGAAAACCAAAGCTTTAAGGGCTTCAATTTCGTATCCATGCCCGCACATAGACACCTAAACTATATCACAGAGTATCAACTACATCCTGAAGATTTTTAATTAATTCTTCTGCTTGCTCTTTTGTTAATAATGCTCGTATCGATGCCAGCCTACGACCAATGCTTAACCATATTGTCTGTTCGTCAAACCGAGCTACATCAATCTCAGTGCTATCCTCAAAAGAATCTAGCCTTATCGTGCGATCTTCCATATTAATCTCCTAGTAAGCCGGGTTTCCCCGGCATATTTATTAAACTTCTTCGACAGACTCAATCTGCCACATTAGAGCCAAAGCCCTAAGCCTTGCATCATCCATTGACTTATGGACTTCAACATTACGAAACTCCTTGTTAAGGATTTTGCTATAAACGTAAAAGGTAACTTTGAACATGGGAGCCTCCGAAGAAAGTTGAGTTCTAGTAATTGCGTCCATGTACACAGAATAGCACAGTCTTAATCCAATGCAACATATATATTTCTATCGATTAACACTTTCCTATAGCCTAAACCTCTTAACCTGCTCTATCACTACATCATAAGCCTGTTGTGCTGTTGCAACAGTAGCAACCTGACCTCGCCAGTTGTGATGCCATATAACCTGATCTGGTGTCAGCTTCTTAGTCTCATCTCTCTTAATTTCTAGTAATACATTGACACCTTTGTAACCTACCAATAAATCAGGGCAGCCTTTACCTACTGAATGTAAGTGCTGGACTTCCATGTGATGTTTTCTTAGAAACTCAACTATAGACTTCTGGTTTTCGTCTGTTCTAGATGCTCTAATCATTTGAACCTCTTGCGCGGATAGCTGCACTCACATCGTTTTCAGGCATCTTAAGAATCCACGCAGCTACCTTCGCGCATTCCTCGCGCTCTGCTGCTGCGACTAGGGCGGCGAACTTTCGCAAAAACTCCACATCCTTGTCTGGCGTTTCTGATAACTCAGGAAATGCGCCAGCCTCCCGCGCCATGCGGATAATGTCATCTCTATTCACGCCAGTCTCCCCATTGACCTCTATTTCCTAGTTCCCATTGTTTTTTACAATCATCAATTAACTGCTTTGCTTTTTCTTTTCTTTTTTCCTGTACTAACGATAAATATTTCATAGCCTCATCTCTATTAGTAGCTCTTATTGCTAAGACATATCTCACCTCGCATTGATGACGGTATTGCTCAAGATTTTCCATGCTTCTGCTGCATAAAGTGGTACTTGTCCGTTTCCAATGGCTTTAAGTCTGTCCACCCTAGCGGCCACCCCATCAGCCACTCTACCCACGTTGGGTTCAATTTCCCACCAGCGTGAGTCGCAAGCGTAGGAGTTTTCCTGGTATATTCCGCTGGGAATGCTCCTTCCTTTGAATTGTGGGCTGTTGGAGTCGGATATATTGTTCTTCCAACTATTGTCTCCAAATTCGGATTCCTTTTTTCGTTCCATGCTGATTCTTGCGTTATTGTTGCTGCCATTGCACTGCAACTTCTTGGAGTAGGCCATATTTCTTGCGACAATCCAGATTCTGTCCCTCTGATGGTTTGCTCCAACGTCTGCTGCTCCCAACACTCCCCACGCCGCATTAAACCCCATCGAGGCCAAGTCTCCGAGAACGACTCCAAGTCCCCTAGAAGTAAGCATTGGTGAGTTTTCCACGAATACGAATCTTGGCTCCACTTCGCGAATGATCCTCGCCATTTCTCGCCACATTCCGCTTCGTTCTCCTTCAATTCCTGCTCCTTTTCCTGCTGCGCTAATGTCTTGGCACGGAAATCCTCCAGATATAACGTCAACAATTCCTCTCCACGGCTTTCCGTCAAAGGTTTGAACGTCATCCCATATCGGGAAAGGCGGGAGAACTTTGTCATTTTGTCTTGCGGCAAGTACACAAGCTGCGTATGGCTCCCATTCAACGGCGCAGACTGTTCTCCATCCGAGAAGTTTCCCCCCAAGTATGCCTCCACCAGCGCCCGCGAAAAGAGCCAACTCATTGAGCGAACCTTCCACCATTATCGAAGTCAATTGGATAGCCTCCTAATTTCTCAACAAATTGCTGGCTGCTTGAGTGAAACCATAACTTGTACCACTCTGTAGCATCCCCATTTCTCTGCTTCTCACACATTAAATACGTATCTGCAATATCATCTAATCCAACTTCACCTTGCTTCAACATATTCTCTTTCTTTTTGTTTCTCCAAACCAAGAACACGTTATCCACCTGATCCGCTATCGATCCTGAACCCTTCAAGTCATTCTTGTTAGGCTGCTTCTCATCAGTCTCTTGCTTCCTGATATGGTGAATCAAGTGAATATGAACATCATGATCCCTAGCCAATGAGCACATCTCATCTACAAACCGCTTCTGTTCGTTATAGTCATCCTCTTTCTCTACGCACTTCATCAGCGAATCGATAAAGATATGCGTTATTCCTTTTTCCATAGCGCAATATCTCGCCATCGCTATCGTCTTATTTGGCGTAGTAGTTCCTTGCTGATCGTAAATAAATAACTTGCCTTTGATAAACCTAGCAAACCTAGCCATCAACGGACTGATATATCCACCCCTATCCGATGCCAGTGGATCATCAATAAACTCACCGCTGAACTGACGAATCATTCGCCATAACGTCAATTTCGGCTGCATCTCAAAAGACGCGATACATACTTTCTTGCCTTGACGCACTAAATTCAAAGCAATCTGACCTGTGATAAGAGACTTTCCTGAACCGTTAGTCCCACCATAAACCGTTACCTCACCCATCCGAAACTTGAAGTCTCCATGAGTCGTAGTCCAAGGCATCGTCACATTACTGTCGATAGTTGGATTGATATAACTTTCTTCCATCTCAGCTAACCAATCAGTCGCATCCTTGACCTGAGTAGTTACATCATGGAAATGTAGGTACTTATCCACATCAATATTCTTTGAAGCAATCTTTTGCTGCCTGATAACTTCATCAAGCTCTTGTGCCCTCATTTCAAGCAAATTTGTCATCTATCTCTCCAACTACGGCACATATACGCTCAAAAGCCACGTTTAAACGCTCTAAATCGCTTTCTGAGACGTTTTTTCCGCGAGTTATATCTCTAGCTACCAACGCGACGACTAACGCCTCAAATCGCGTTATTTTCAATAGGTCGGATGGATAGAACGGTCTGCGCTCTGGTTTGGCAGGTTTGACACGATAAGCCAAAGAATCATCATCAGGTGGGAAAAGATCAGTCAGCCTCATTCCTACAGACTCAACTATTTCCGCAGCAGAACATCCAGCAAAGCACTTGACTAGGATTCGCCCGTCATCCAGTTCTCGAACCGCGAGGGATGGAGACTTATCACCATGAGCAGGACAGCAAGCAGTCCATCGACCATTGCGTCCATGAACTTTCTGTAACCGAGAAAGGAAGTCATCAATCATTTGGCTCTCCGTAACATTGGATCAAAGTCATATTGTTTTACGGTAAGTTCATCATCCCATCGTTTTGCATTAAGCCAACTAGCCGCATGAGGAATGAACTGTTCCTCAACCTTAAAGGTTTTATGAGTCTTAACCGCGGTTAATATTTTCTGGACTAAATCTTCATCAGGCTTAATCTTTAACCATGCTTTCCTAGCGTTATCTTTAGCAATCTTTCTAGGATATTGTTTCCAGAAAGTATCAAAGCTAGATATATATATTTGGTTATCGGTTATCGGTTCTCGGTTAGCATGACTTTTCTTAGCTGTGGCAATGCTGTGGCTATGCTCTAGCAATGCTGTAGCATGATTATTTTCTGCTGCGGCATTTTTCCATCGTTTATTAGCTTTGTCTCTTGCTATGCCACTTCGTGAACGATAAGCAATAATTTCAGCATCACAGCGTTTATGACGGTAAACATTTTCGTCAAGCTGGAAGAACGAATCGAGCAAAAGTTGCACTGTCTCAGCATCAGAGCCGATCTTAAATGCAAGCAATTTAGCGTCTGCTGGAAGAGGTAATTCTGTGTCGTAATACATCCACAATAGCTTTAAATAAGCCATTGCAACTACGTCAGATAGGGAAGCTGTGTCTCGGCGAAAATCGCCAATATGATGCTGGTAGGAAAACATACTTGCCTCACGTTCTCGGCTATCGTTACAAGAAGAATCAAGGCAGGTCGGTAACGAATCGACTTTTCGGGTTGCACTCCCTAGCCTTTGAAAAAACTATACCTTACTTCCTCGCAATGTGCAAACCCTGCATAACTCAGAGTTCTGGAATTGAATTGCTGATCTAGTCCTCTTGCAGCTAGGACAGACTTTCTTACTAAAGTTATAAATCGTTTTTTGTTGGTTTGACGCTGGACTTGCAGATTTTGAAACTTCTGTGCTCAATTGGCTGACCTCTTGGACTTACTGTTGGCAAAAATGTATTAAGTGGCTTAAATACCATTGGCTGACGTACTACCACCTCTGTAATTATCTCAGGCTCTGGAACATGCTCATAGAACCGTCCATTGTCCTCCCTAACGACTTCAAAGCCCTTCAGTATATTCAGCTCCCTAGTGACCATAAACGCGTCGTCATGAAGCTTTAAACGGGCATGTAGCTGCATTGCCGTTAGACCCGGATTCTTCAAGACATACTCATAAAGTGTTGCTCTTTTGCTACCAATTTTAGGCTTATAGGTTCTTTTAATCATTGTTAAGTTATCTATAGAAAAGTTTTTACACAAAAAGAATAGTTATGGTATTGTTCTCTTACCGCAATGCTGCGGATTAACTAGGAGATTAATATGAAACGTCATGAATTCGAGCAGGAATGTTTACAGATGATTCTGAATCGTAAGTCGGATGACTTTGTGGATCAGATGACTGAAGGTGACTTGCGGGAGAACATGATCGAGTTCTTTAATGTTTGGGCTACGCATCGTGCTAATCCTGAAGCATTGAGCAGTCATCTGTCAAGGTTCATCGCAGGAATGATTGCTTATGAGTCTAAACACTCAAAGTACGTTAATGATGAGCCTACTGCTGAAGATATTTGGAACTACCATCAAGATATGAAAACGCACCAGTGGGAGAACCGTCATGACTATTGATGAGATGAAGCAAAAACTAGACGAGATTGCACACAAGAATGCTCATTGGAAGAAATGCCAAGACGGAAGTTATGAGCGAGCACTAGATGAAGATGGTTACTGGAAATTATTAAATGAATATAGGAGGCTAACCAATGAAAACTAATATGCACAATTGGGAAATCGCAGAGCTTGTCTACACTATCCGTTTGCTGGCTCATAACCTTGAGGATAAAGAGAACAAGACTCCTGAAGAAGAAGAAATCCTAACCATTGCTTACGAAGCTCTCATGATCCCACCGAGAGACATTCATGAACTCGCTAATATTATTGAATCCAATGAAAACTTTGCTTAATACTAACGATTGGTTTTCTCACCATCCTCTCATTTGTGGTGCGATAATGATTGTTCTATACATTATTGCTTGCTCGATATGAAAGACGAACGCTCAATTCTATACAAGAAAGACTATGTTCCAGCCGCTAAGACTGACATACGCAAGACTTTCGCTCGCATTATTAAAGAGCAGAAAAAGATGGCAGAGGTACAAACTACTAAGGAAACACAACCTCTCAATATTGTGCAGTATAAAAAATATAAAGGCTAAATATGACTGACTATCAACAGCAAGCAGAACATGAGCAGCAGCAATGGCTCGTCTATCAAAAACTTCAGCAAGCACGAATCAAGCTTCAATCAACGCAACTCAAGAAGTCTGGACACAATAAGTTTGCTGGCTATCAATACTTTGAACTAGGTGACTTCCTTCCTACGATCAATCAGATATTTGCAGAACTGAAACTATGTTCTACTGTATCGTTTGACGAGAACACAGCTACTTTAAAAATCTTTGACCATGAGTTCGGTGGCCTTATACGGTTCACTAGCCCTATGGCTGAGGCTCAATTAAAAGGCTGCCATCCTGTGCAAAATTTAGGTGCAACTCAGACCTATCTCAGACGCTATTTGTACGTTCTAGCCCTTGAAATCGTCGAACATGATGCTCTGGATGCGGTTACAGGTTCAGACGCTCCTAAGTCCTCTAAAGCCGTTACAGTGGACGTTTTCGACAATATGAACAAGTACGATCAGGACACTATTGAGAGCATTGCCGTAGAAGCAAGGTTCTTAATCGAGAAAGGTGATGTTGAGGGAGCAGTGGAATATATCAATACTCAGGAACTAGACGCAGATTGGAAAACAGCACTGTGGTCTAGGTTTGACTCTAAGCAACGTAGCGCACTTAAGAAAGCATCGGTGAAATAATGGAATACGATAATTCAAATCGCGGAGCCTTATACCGTAACGAAAATAAACAGGAAGAAAAGCATCCTGACTACTCTGGGAGCATTAACGTAAGTGGTAAAGATTACTGGCTATCTGGATGGGTTAAAGAGTCTAAGAAAGACGGTAAGAAGTTCTTTAGCCTGTCTATTAAGCCTAAAGCTAAAGAGAATCCTCACGCTAAACCGAAGGTTGAAGAACAACCTAACGACGATATCCCTTTCTAGGAGGCAATATGAAATATCTAGTAGCTCTCTGGTTAGCAGCCGCTTCAACAATGGCTTATGCGGCTTGTACTTATCATACATATTGTGATGCTGGTCGATGCGTTACATGTACGACCTGCTGTTACGGCGCTAGTTGTAATACAAGCTGCTATTGATCTACGGGGAAAGCCTGACGCTTTGATTAACATTGGTCTGTGATCTTGTTAGGTGAGTACCCACCAGTTACCGGAGGGCAGAAACGCACCACTGCTTTCGAGAAAGACGGTAATGACACCTCGGAAAGACGGGGATTTTTATAGGAGAAGAAAGTGATACTTGACGTACTTAAAGAAAAATACGATCTGAAGAATGATGCAGCTATTGCTAAGGCATTGGAAATTGCTCCACCTATCGTTAGCCGTATCCGTAATGGAAAGTCTAATGTATCAGCAGAGATTATCCTGAAGATTCATGAAACCTTTGGTATGCCAGTGGCAGATATTAAGGCTCTGCTGTGAAGGTTATCTGGTATGTCGTCTGCATTCTGGCGATCTTTTGGGCTGGCGGTGAACTGTTTGTAAATAAGGTTCAGTCAGCCTATTGGAGAGGATATCAGGATGGCAGAAAGTCAAATATGGTTAATCCTACAGATGGTCAATGTGCGTCATGGTTAATGCAGACTAATATGAAAGACGCTAAGAGGAGAATATGTAAATGAAAACGCCAAAGGAGCTAGATATTGTCCGTCGGCATGAAATGTTTGATGACACTCCGCTGATAGTCAAAATCTTAGAAGATGGAAAGATGCCAGAGATTGCTAGGCACGTTCATAAGATGCACATATACCAGAAACACTTAATCGCAGAAGTTCGTAAGCTAAGAAGGGAATTAAAGAAATGAGTTGGAATATGACTGAAATGGACGTAATCCGCTGGTCTGAGGCTAGAGGGATTATCCAGAACTCAACGAGTGAAGCTCAATTGAGGAAGGCTTATGAAGAAATGGACGAACTTCGTGAAGCAATTGCCAGCAGAGACAAAGACGGAATTATCGATGGACTTGGCGACGTTCTTGTATGTCTTATTAATGTTGCTGCTATTGAAGACCTTGACCTAACTCAGTGCTTAGAGTCTGCTTATCAAGAGATTAAGGATCGTAAGGGTTATCTTGGAAAAGATGGAATTTTCGTGAAAGAAACAAATGGCTAGGCCGCGTAAGAATCCAGACGATCCTAAGTGGGAAACTCAAGAACCGATTAAATCTAATACTGACGTTAAGTTAGTTCTTTATGCTGTGTCTTTGGCAGGAGTGATAGCTCAATGTAAGCCAATGAGCCATGAGCAAGCTGCTAGAAGCGCAATGGAATATGCAGAAGCCGCTATGAGGATATGGCAATAATTTAAAGGAAAAAAATGACTTGGCAACAAAATAAAGCTAGAAAAGAACGCCTAGAGAAAGTCAAACAGAATAGCCGCTATCTACATGACTTGTTCTTTAAGAAACCTATCTCAAAGAATCATACTGAGCATAGCACTGCTTCAAAGCAATCCTCAACTCATCAGCATCAGTAGCTAGTTTGACAATATCTTCTGCGCTCTCTCGGTAAAGGTTTTTTCCGGAACAACCACCTTGTCCAGAACTGGCGGTACTGGACAGGGAACCGGCTTCGGAGGAGGAGGGACGGTTGCGCAAGCTGTTAAGAAGGGTACGGTTAGTATCAGATAGTTTCGCCAGTTCACGGTTTTTATCCTCTCTAAGCTTGTCAGCATTGGCCTGTAATGACTGTTCCTTAGCTCTAGCAGCATCCTGAGCAGCAGCATACTCAGCCATTTGTTTAGCCTTCTCTTTATCCCATTGAGACTGAACCTTAGCCTGACCAGCATCGTCACCTTGCCAATGACCTACACCGTAGGCTAAGACCACAGCCACCACAGAGCCAGCTATGAAGTAGGGATTCATTTCGGAGGTACTTTAGTTCCGTCCAGCTTCTTATGAACCTTGATCTTCTTACAGACCTCTACTTCTTTGCCTTTTTTAACTTCCTTAGAACAAACCTCTTTAACCTCACCACCAGCAAATGCCAGTGCTGGAATTAGTGCTATAAGTGCAATAAGTTTCTTCATTATTCAATCTCCGGGTGAGGTGGTTCGATAGGAGCAGGTTTACCGCCATATCCTTGCGCTACAGGAGCAGCAGTATTTACAGGGTCTAAACGTGGCTCTACACGCCTTGTAACGGTCTGTATGGGCTTATCCTCGCGTTCTTCTTTAGTTGATAGGTTCGGAGGCACGAACTGTGGCAATGCGTCCTTGCCCTTGACGGCGAGGAGGGTCGCCAAACTTCCCAATATGTACTTTGACATATCCGACAAGATTAGGAAAAACTGCTTATCCGCAGGAGCCATACCATTCATAGGTTGCGTTACAAAAACAACCGAATACAGACTCACACCTACCATAATGACAACAGTGCAGCAGAAAGTTAAAGCAATGCAAAACTTAATGACTGCATCGTGCTGTTCCTGCGTCATTGCAAGAAACTGGCTTATCAACTTTAACGGGTTCATTCAAATCCTCTGGTTTCGTCAATTGATCTGGGCAAGTACCTGTTGCAGAACAATACGGCCTCTTACACTCTTTCTTTTCCCAATTATCAGGGTCTTGGCATGGATACCTAAATCTCTCACATCCCAAGCAGCTTAGAAATACGAGCAAACTGAAGCTCACGATCTTCCATGCCTTTATATCCACCATTGATTACCCTCGTCATCGTCTTTAAGTCGCCAGCATCAGCAAACTTATTCAGGTTATTTGTTTCCCAAAACCAACACGCACTCTGAGCAGCACCTTCAAATGTTTTCATATACTCAGCAGCATCCTCAACACTGATCTCTAAACTCTGAGCAAATCGAGTGTAATTGTCTTTGCCTGTTAACTGAATGATACCTTTTCCAGCGTACTTAAAACCTTCTCCAGACGCTTCATCGCCATTCCCCATACGATTAGCGTAAACCCTGTTTGCGATCTTCTGAGGCTGCTTCTCGTAAGCCCTAGCGGTACTCTCATCAAAGTATTTAGGAAAGACCTTAACCAGACCACTTGCCTTATAGTTAAGATTCTCTGAGACAAAGACAAATCCACCTGATTCATGGTGACACTGAGCCATGAAGTAAGCGAGTCTCTTAGGCGTATTAATATCGTAATCTTCTAAGAGAGAATGACCACCTAGTTCTGTCTGCTTGCCAAATAAAGCGTCATGCCAGTTTTCTGCGTACTTCGTATGTGGCGCAAATTCTTTAAATTGTTTCAAAGTAAGCATTATTCACCTTGTAAAATTCTTGCCCTAAGTTCACGCATTTTCTTTATTTCTTCTACTGCAATAACCGTTGCATTGTGCATATCTAAATAAGCCATCCCCAATAAAGGAATTGCCAGAACGAACGTCAGCGCCATTATTGCAAGACATATAACGATAACAATTGATACGTCTGACTCGTCCTTATTAGAATTATTACGCCCCACATCCACGCTAGGACGAACAGGATTGCTCCAATCCATGTTGCTAGAGCCTTTGCCCTTTGAATTGCTCTGTCTCGTCGCCATTGGATTATTTGATTCTTTCTTAATTCTTCTGCTAAGGCTTCGTTTTGCTCAACAACAATTACTTGATACATCTTCTCCCACCGTGTGTATACGTCTGATAATTCCGGTGGAGTGTTGTAAATCATCATTTCGCGCACTTCAGCAAGCATGGCATCCAACTGCGTCCTAATTTGTATCCTACGCAATGCTCGTCTAGCTAAAGACTCATCACCTTTATAGACTTTCTTAGCGTTAGCTTCTTCCTCGATAAACGCCTTACAAAGCCTGTCATACTCATCTATAAACGTCCCTAGATGATCCCAGATACTATTCAAAGCATCTTGAGGATGAGTCTTTGCAACTTCCTGTACCCGTTTAACTTCTTCGTTATATTGTTTCTTCTGCTCTGGTGTTGGATCAACTATCTTATTAAATTGTTTCTTTAAGTCAGCTAATACATCATGTACATCACCGGCTGTGTTCTTTATTTCTTTATATAAAGCAACGCCACGCTTGCACAGGTCTATGGCAGTCGTGGCGGCTTTAAACGCAGCAGCAATAGTAATTGGGTCAATTTTTCAGATTCCCGTTTCCTGCTAACCAATACATCAAAGCGATAACGCCAGCGCCAACAAGCCAGTAAATCTTATGAATGACTGACTTACCTACTTGCTCATAAATTTTACGAAAAGCAACCTCTGCGGCCTTCTCCGCTATCTTTTCGATCTGTTCGTCTGTGAGTTGTACGTTATGCACTTGATACTCCTCTATTTCCCCAAATTCACCATTAATGGCGCGATTAAATAGTTCTCTACCGTATTCTTCAGGATCATCTGCTCTAGCAGTAAATGGCATCTTCTGACCATTAATTGTCACAGTCATGTCTATGCTAGTGTGATCAGAGTTTGCCCAACGCATTAGCTAATCCGTAAGAAAAGAGTTAATTTATATGGATTGCTTGAGTTTGCACTCTCACCCATTGCTCGCCATGTTCCAGAAAGAGAATTAGAGCCACGAGAATAATATGCTGTAACTCCACCACCAGCACTAATTGCAGCAGTTGAATGACCACCAGCAGGATAAATAGATGATCCTGAATAAGTGCTATCAGCAGATACAGAACTTGTTGCTATATATCCAAAGACATAAGTTCCAACAGCCCCATAAGATAGAGCAGCTATTTTAGCCCCAATATCCAGCGTTACAGCACCTGTAGAGCCATCTACAGATGTCACGCCAGTATTGGTAATCGTCGGGTTTCCTGATACACCAGTGCCGTTAGATACAGAAATACCAGTGCCAGCAGTAATCGTCCTAGCCGTAGTCGTAGCAGATGCAGTCCTGACAACAATGCCGTTAGAGCCGGGATCAGCAAGTTTTGTAGAACCACCTACAGCAGTCTCAACGTAAGCCGTAGTAGCAACTTTAGTAGAGTTATCCCCTGCTGACTGAGTAGTCGCCGTAGCGGTTGATCCAAGAGCCACAGTGCTTGAGAAAGTAGCAGCACCAGAGCATGTAAATGCACCACCAACGACTAGACCATCAGAGTCTGAGCCTGTCTGCATATCCTTAACCTGAGCCATAAGCTCACGGATAGCGTTATTAATACCAGACGGGGCGCAACCTTCTGCGATGTTAATACCACCAATATCGGTATTATTCGACGCTGTGGCTGACCATTCGCTAACTTTGTTCTTTGGCATGATTATTCCCTTAACTCTGAAATCCCATAGTCAGCAAGCAATTGAGCAGTAGCAGCCCAACGCTTTGCCGATGTTGGAGACATACGCTTCAATTCTTTCAACCTGTTAATACCATCTGGGCTAGTTATTATGTTAGCAATGTTTGTGGCATTAGCAGAAGCATCTCGTTTAATCGCCCAATCAGAAAGCGCCTTTGCTGGTTGATCTAGCTTAATCCCACCAACAGCACGAGCAACACCAGTTGTAATGCTAGTAATAGGAGGATTTTTAAGCAATTCCTCAGTCACAAGTTGATTAAACGCAGTATCAGAGCCTAGCTTTTTAACTCGTCCAGCAGCCTCTAAAACGTCAGCCAAATCGCGCAATGCCTTAAAACTTTCAGGAGGCAATGCTGCTTGCATAGCCTTCATCTGCTTAGGATCACCAATGATGATGTTTTGCCAAGTATTGCCAGTGTCTAATTTAGCACCTTGCTGCGACTTAGCTGGCTTCTTAGCAAGCGTCCATTGCTCCTCAAGAAATGCCCTAGTAACTGCATTCCAAGCTTCCTCACCACCACCAGCAATAATCTGCTTCTTAACGTAGTTGATTGTTCCCGGACTAGGGTTTTGGAATATCCTATTGGCAAAGTTTTTAAGATTATCTGGAGCCATTTTGATTAATGATGAACCAGTAATACGCTCATCAAACTCATTTAAAGGCTGTGATAGTCTTTCAAACTGTCTATTAGCAGCAGTATAAGCAGGATTATTCTCACCCATCTGCCTCAATAAATTCTCTTGAATGCTTGTAAGTTGTCCTTGAATAGTTTTATCTAAAGCACCAAATGCCTCATCTTTAAACATTGAATCAATTTCAAACTTAGCATTTTGCAAGTTAGGAAGTCGATCTTCTGCTCTAAATGTATTTAATACATTGCCTTCAGCATCAATCTCAGGACGTTGCAGTAAGTCTCTAACTCTCCGCAAGTAACGAGCAGCCGTACCAGTAGGAGGCTGAGTTCTCATCATATTGTCAATTTGATCTAATACTGGCTGAGTATTTACTGGTACAGATTCTTCAAAAGCGGCTCTATAAATAGGAGCAGCAGCATCACTTCTAGCTCTAACTAAATTCTCTCTCTGAACCTCAAGAGCTTGCATACCTCGATTACCAGCAACATATTGATCTTCTACTTTAGATAGATTACTTAAATAATCATCTACTGCACTTTGCACCTGAGCTTCTCTTTGTTTATAGAACTTTTGCATCTGAACAGAGGATTCAGGAATATTTCCTAAAACCTTCTGCTGACCCATCAATGACGAAAGGTTAGTTAGCTCTGCTGGAGTAAGCTGGACTCCAACTTGACCAGCCTTTTGACGCAATGACTGAATCATCTGTGGGTTTGCCTGAGCAATATCCCTTGCCAATCTCCGTTCTGCAAATCCCTGACGCACAGCAGGAGCCAATTCAGCACCAGCAGACAATACGCCAGATAAAGCCACTTGACCCGGACTAATTTGCTGACCAGCCGTTCTTTCTGCAATCTTTTGACGCAAGTAATTAGTTCCAGCAGCAACAGCACCAGTTCCAGCAGCAGCAGTAGCAACTCCCGGAGCACCCAACAAAGACAATGGAGCCAATGCCGTACCAGCAGCTATATCAGGAGCCATCTCAAGCACATCAGGAGCGTAATAAGCTGCCGTAGCACCTAAACCAGATACCTCTTTATAAAACTTTCCATCATCAGCCTGATAAGCAATATCGCCATCAATAATCGTATATCGATTAGGAGAAATACCACGCTGTTTTGCAAAATAGTTAATTGCTGCTTGCTTGTCTGTAGGAATTCCACCCATGAAGGCAGTACCGACAGAAGCACCCATAGAAGGCTCAGAAATAGCCACAGGAGGCTTTTCTAGGCCGGGAGCAGTACCAATACTAGGACGGACTCCAGAGAACAACTGAGAGGCATAATCTACCTGCTGCTCTGGTGGAGCACCTTGAGGCTTTCCAGAAAACAAAGCACCTGCATAATCAAAATCTGCCATGATCTTTCCTAGAAAGAAATACCAAACTCAGCAGCCAATTGCCTCTGAATAGTGGTCAAATCTGCTGGCTTATTAGGATCAAGATTGTATGTTTTAGCAATCTCTTTGCCACGCTGATTCACAATTTCAGGCATCTTCTCTAGCGGTATTGCCTCCCAACGCAACCCTTTGTTCAAAGAGTATTGTTTACGGGCAAGAGCATACTGAACCTGTTGAATCTGGTTATTCAGTTTTGCCTCAAAGTTAGACGGGCTATCACCATCGAACACGCCAGTACCAGCATTAGGAGCACCAGCAATAATACGATCTGCTTCCTGAACTCCCATTGCCGCACCTGTCAAATCTTTAATAGTCTGATTCAGGTTATTGATAGAGTTCTGTTTATACGTTGAGTAACCTTGCAGAACAGCCTTATCTTTAGGATCAAGTGAAGTAAATTTATCTTTTAAAGTATTCCATTCTTGCTGACCTCTAAACTTAATATTTAGATATTCAGGACGGAATGTTGCTTTGATTTGATTCAATCTAGCAGCAGCATTTCCTGTTGTTAGTATTTCTTCCTCAAGTTTCCCTTGAGTTCCCTTGCTAAGTTGTCCAGTATTTACATTTACAGTTGTACTAGGTATTTTTTCTTTTAGGAATGCCTCATAAGATTTATTACCACCTTGAGAACGATAATATTCATATTCTCTAATACTTGTTGGATCGTTTACATTTTTAGCAGGAGCTGTAAAAAGAACTTCCCCAGATGGAGATACCAGTGTTCCACCTTCACTAACAACTGTAGGCTTCTTAGCGGCAGCTTCACGCTCAGAAACAATACGGAAAGCGCCAGCAGGGTTAGTATCAAATTCATCAGCTAAATCAGGATATTTCATCTTCATTGCCTGAATACCAGCTTGCTGACGTTGCTGAATAGCTAATTGCTGTGCTTGGCTATAGTTTTGCAAGCCTTGTTGGTAAGCCTGACCAGATGACCCATATCCAGAAACTAAAGCATTGATAATATTTTGAGCAGCAGAACGCCTACCACCCTGTGACCCCATTCCTTGAGCCAAAGCAGCAGCAAAACCCAATAGGCCAGCAATATTAGATTGTTTGGATAATGCTTGAGATTGCTCTGTCCCTAGCAATCCTTCATATAACGGATTTCGTTGCCCAAATATATTAGGGATTTCTTTAGGAATGTAATTAGTTAAATTGCCAACATTAGGCATAGAAAAATTACTAACTACAGACGTTGGATTAGTTCCACCAAATAATTTATCAAATTGTGCATTAGCAGAAACATTTGGGTTATATCTTGGATCGTTATATACCCTATTAGCTTCTGAAGAACTAAGTTGACGATTCCCTTGCTCATCAACTTGAGGAGGTGGATTACGCAGAGCCTTATATGGGTCTATATAACTTGCAGGATTAAGATAATCCATAAGCGTCATGCTTCTAGGCTGATCTCCATACCCTGCATAAAACTCAGCATTTACCTCATCAGGAGACATTTGATTAACCAACTGATTAAAGTCTAGTGCCATACATCACCTATATAAGCGAAGGAGTTGCAGGACGAATAACTGTCTGCTGCTGTGGATTCAATAGACTTGCATAGTCCATAGGTTGAATCTGTGAACGACTTACTTGGCCCGGAGGAGCCATCTGCATAGGTTCTTCAGGAGCAAATGCTTGTTTAGCAAGCCCAAAACCAATTTGCGAAGTCGTCGGGTTTTGGTTCATAAAAGTATTTAGACCACTAATATCTGATTTCAACGCGCCAAACCCACCTGACATAGCCTGACCAAACGTAGGAGATGCAGCAGTTAATGCAGTTGTTTGACCACCAAGAGCACCCGCGCCGCCCTGAACACCGGGAATAAAAGCATTTGCACCAGCACCGGGAGCAGCAGCGCCAGCACCCATAGCACCACCATAGAAAGAGCCGCCAGCAGCACCCATAGCACCACCTAGCATTGCCCCTTGAAGCGGATTACGACGATTAGTCAGTGCTCCAGTAGCAGCGCCAATCATCATCCCTGTAGTTACTGGCTCACCCATTATTTGCCTCCCTGTGGAGTAGCAGTCTGCGTTACCTGAGAACCTTGAGGCACAGAGCTAAACAAGTTAGCAAACTGGCTAAGTTTCATCTGTGGCAAGTTCTGCTCAAAGTTGTATCGATTGATAGCGTCCTGAAGTTCTGCCGCTTGCTGTTGCTCTCTAGCACCGCCAACAGTCAATAGACGCTGAATATCTGCGTAATCTGCTTGTGCCATTTGAGGCGCAGCACCAACAGCAGCCATCTGACGAGCACGTTCAGCTTCAGCAGCTTGGAATGCCATTCGATTACCAGCTTCTGCCAAATTCCTAGCAAAAATATCTTGAGCTTGACCTTCTTGTTGACCCATAGCCGATGAGCCATAACGACCAGCAGACGCACTTCTAGACCTTAATTCCTGAATAGCTTTAGTATAATCCTGACTAGCTTGCCTATTTACACCTTCTAAAGCACCAGCTAAAAATGGATTAACGCCACGACCTTGAATCGTAGCTAAAGTCTCTTCTTTAGCAGCTTCTGTCAGTGGAGAGCCACTTAAAGCCCGCTGTTCTGCCATTCTCAAGGCTTGTTGAGTAGCCTCAGAAGGAGTTACATACGTCTGACCGGGGAAATATGAAGGCGTAGTTGACTCGTAAAGTCGTTTACCTTCCTCAAGACCATACGTTACATAGGGTTTGATTGCTGGATCAATCTGTGTCGTAGTAGTGCTTGTTTGAGAACCGCCACCACCGCCCATATCACACCTCACATATCCACTTGTTAGGACGGAACCCGTATTTCGCCGCCCTTCTATCCCATCCCCGCCTATGACTAGAAAAAGTTATGCTTTTTACATTAGCCGTTGATGCCATATCTTTAATATATTTTAAGGCATTTTCGACAATTTCATAGCTATTTTCTAACGAATAAGCAGCCCATAAATGCAGAGTCTCACCTAAAGGTTGCAGGATAAAGAAGCCTTGATAATGGTTATTCTCTATCAGTACGAAAAGCAAAGACCTTTGATTAAAGCAATCCGTGTAAACGTCCTCGATAATCCAATTCTCAGGACTCTTAGACTTAATTTTCTCTAAACCGGGCTTAACTGAAGCCCACCAATTTCTCAGTTCTTGAGGGTCAATGTATTTGTATTCCATTAACCGATTATCACATAACCATACGTCTTATCAGCAGTGCTATTTGCCCAATGTGTAACCGTAGCTTGACCACGTTGCTTCGCTGAAACATAGACATTACTTGTTGCAGCAGGAGCAATATAATTTACCGTCGCAATAACACTAGGAATCGCTGGCCTAGTTGGAGTTGAACTAGTTCCATAAGCTTCAATAGAAACCCCTGTATCAGATGGTCTCCACATTATCTGAATGTAATCATTTGCCTGAAGTTCAACAAAGAAATTCAATGCTGAAATAATATGAGATGGGTCTCCTGAACTTTTTCTAGGATGCATACCAAAACGACTATTAGAACTCGTTATATCAGACCCATTCTTACGAAACCAAACGTCTACATCCTGAGTATCGTTCGTAGTATTCTTAAACTGTATCGAAAACTGGATGTTATAAATTCCATAATTCCTGACGTTAAGCCGTGAACTATTGGAAAGATAAACACCACTCGAATAATCTGTTGTATTAAATGTAACAGCGTAGGCTGTAGTCGTATTCGCAGCAGTCTGGTCTGTAGTGTCCTGAAACGCCCCATAGGGAGCCGCATCAGCCTCAGCAGCATCAGATACAGGTGTAAAGAATATTAAGCTCTCAGAGCCTATACGCTCGTCATAGAGGGTAGTTGTGGTGGCATTGCCTGTGGCCAGCGTCAATAGCCCCGTATTATTCGTTTTACCGTCCATAATCCCGCGAACAACCTCTGAAACCTCACGTTCTGAAGCTCCAAAGACAGGAAGAGTTCTAAACTGGACGTTACGAGTCATCGTGTACCCTGTTTCACTACGTCAACCTCTACGCCAACCAGAGTTTTCCAGTTACTTGAGGTCGGAGATACCTTAATTCTGTGAAACTTACCGTTAGACCTGAGAGAACAACGATTTTCAGAGTCAGCAGCCACCGCATCGCCAAATTCAACCGTTTCAGTCAGCAAATCACGACTTGCCACAGCTACAGTCGCAGTCCCATTGTCTACAATAGGCTTTGCTAAAGTGACAACAGACTGACCAATATCAATATCGCCTGAAACTACATAAGCCGACTTGTATGCACCAGAGATAGCAACGATCTTTTGTTCTCGAACACCCATTGCCAGCAGTTGTCCACCAGCCCATAGACGAGAATCTAATGGAATATCTAGCGAATCTATGTTTGTGCTGTAGTTATCAAGCTGTTCAAGCGTCGCAGAAGGCGTATAACCATAGGAAAGATGGTAAATATCCGTCGTTCCGTAGCTCCATTTACCCAAATCAATCGAATAAAAGAGCAAATACCGGCCACCAAAGGTATTTTTAAAGTTCCAAATGATTAACTTACGGACAGGATCAACCGTTGAGCTAATGGCATTGATTAACTGGTCAGGAATAGCGTTCTCAAAGAACCACCGATTAACCTTTTCTAAACCAATGTTCTTAACTGTTTGACCATCACAGACATAAAAACCGTCATCCGCTAGGAAATAAGTCAAACCGCCAAACTGAGCAATAGAACCATTAGACAAACAGCCCAAAGTCCTAGAAATAGCGTCAAACTGGAAGAAATACGGGCTACCAGAATAACTCATCCGGTAGATAGCTCTTTCCAAAAAGACAAGACCATACTCACCACCAGCTAATCCGATAATGTCTCCACCATCAGGAATTACTTGAGTATCAGCCTGAGAAGCAGCACCGGGAGTCCAGTCTGTTTCATCGTTAATGTCAGACCAATAGACCTTGCTTTCTTCACCGCCTACGTTAGCAGCCACCACAAAGTCACGAACAACAGTGACATACTTAGCCGTAGGAGCAGCCGCAGATAGGTCAGAAACTGTCGTAGAGCCGCCTAAATCCCAATATTGGAGCTTATCCCCACCGTTAGCCATAATCAGCTTAGAGCCGAACTGAGTAACATCCCAAGACTCAACAGCAGAATAAGTAGTCTTTACAGGATCAAGGCTGGCATCACTAGAGTCAAACTTATAAATCGAAGTAGCACTAGCAGCAAAAAGAGAGGAAGCACCAGCAGACTTACCTGCAAAAGCAATGAGCAGAGTTTCTCCAGAAGCGTCAGAATAGTCAGCGGCATCTCGTAATGGGGCATATCCGTTAGTAACAGGGTAACAATTCACAGCTTCCATAACCGAACCACTTACACCCGGTTGATCTGGTAGCCATTCCCCAAATATGATTTTTTGCCTCATTGCTTAACCCAAGTCGTTGCTTCATCAGGAACTATTGTCCACTCGTAACCAATGATATTTCCAGCAGCATCTACAGAAGCCGCCACCACTACAGAAGCAGCACCAGTAGTCGTATAAGAACCTAGTGCAGTAACAGTTGCATTTCCTGTAACAGAAGCAACTCCAGTAGTTATATAAACAGCACTAGCCGCTACAGTTGCATTTCCAGTAACAGTAGCCGAAGCAGTCAGGATATCAACAGGAGTAACTTCTAAGGTTCCATTTGCCGTAATAGCAGCAGAACCCATTGCAGTACGACTAGCAGCAGCCGTTACCGCAGCCGTACCAGTAACACTAGCTGTAGCAGTATCGTCCTCGTATTGGGCGTAACCGTCAGTCCAATAACCAGCAACTACATAACGATCAGGTTGGCTTAAGTCACCTTCGCCATACCCTTGCGTCCAGTAGTCATAGTCAACGTAATTAGCCATTACAGCCCACTAATCTGTTCTGAGGTTAATGCAATAACGTCTGTGCTAGAAAATGCTTGAATATCAGTTGATGCAATTACTTCTTGAGGCTCAATAACTACATTAACCATTTGATATTCAATCCACTGCATCTGGTCGTGATTCCACTTCCACCGGTAGCCATCGCGGTCTACAGGCTTCGGATCACGCACAATCCACTGCCAATTAAGCCACACCACCTCTTTGCCTTCAGGCGCTTCGGGTGGCATCTCAACTTCGATCCAGCCTTCAGTACTATCTGTCTCAGGCTTAGGGATTGATCCGTTTTTTGTATAGAGCATGGTCAGTCCTTAGCTAAGAGGGAAGGCAACAGTAGGAGCAGTGAAGTTAGCCGTGTAACGGGCTACTCCAACTGTGATTCTTAAATCATCTACATAAGCGTTCAAGCTGCTACCAAGTGTAATACCGTTCGCACTATCATTTAATGTCTTTGAATCTGTGGTCGAACCTAACGAAGTGCCATCACGGTAGACGGTGACAGTTGATCCATTCCTTACCCATGCAACGTGATACCACTGTCCTGTGCTCCAAGAATATGTTCCATCAATAGTTGCTTGGCTAGACTGACCATCAAATGAACGCCATAAGTTAGACGTTCCAACACGGAACACAAAGTTTCCGTTAAATCCTGCTGTATAGTAGTTTTTGCTTTGCCCGATAGTTGTTTCTGTTCCAGTTGATCCCAACCTAACCCAACATTCAATCGTCCAGTTGCCACTGCCTAGCGCAAGCGTTTGTCTTGCTGGCATTGGGACGGTAGATGAACCATCAAACGACATACTCGCACCACCAAACTTGCTCTGCGTCGTGCTGATCTGCGCATTGCCAACAGTCTC